CCCACAAAGTGCTCATGGTTGATGGACTCCTGTCCTCATCTGTTCCGCCAAGCGGTCGTACCGCAGCGGTAGTTCCTTGGCGGCCTCGGAGTTCTCAATCTCCGCTGCCGCCACATCCCACTCCGCCCCCCAACAAGCAGTGAGCATCCGGTGGAATTGCATCAGCCCACTCACGCCGAGGTTGAAGGCGAGGTTGGCCAGAACGTCTTGCCGTACGTCATCCAACGTGCGCCAGCGCCGGAGGGCCGTGTCCAGCCCGCGCTTCACCGCTGCTACATCCGCAGCCAGCACACTCTCCGCAAACTCCCGCGTCCATACCAGTCCCCGATGAACCTCGCGGCCAGTGTGACCGTAGCCGATGGTCCACGGTTCACCGCCTGACTTCGGGTCCGGGTAGGCGATGGCCTCGAAGCCCTCATCCCGCTTGAGGTCGTCGGTTAGATTGTCCGTGGTCATTTGCGCCCCTTATCCTTCTCATGACTCGGCCCGAAGGCCAGCGCCGCAGCCGGGTGCTTGACCCGACCGTGGTTCATGTCGTACATCACCTGGGCGGTCTCGCCGGGTTGACCCAACGGGGCCTTTAGCAGGAAGCCCAAGAACGTGGCCACATCCTCAATCCAACGCTTATCCTTTGTCGCTGCACGGGCCGCCTTCCGATCCCCAACCGCACCCCGAGCCGCGTTGGCCAACACCGTGCCGCCCTTCGCCGCATACTTCACCGTGCCCTCGGCCGGACTAACTTCAAAGTCAATGGGCTTAGCGCTCACGTAGTTCTCGCCCACCTTGTACAACTGATCCCCATAGGGAAGAGTGTGGCTCAGTCCATCCAAGAGGTTGTCCATCATCCACATCGTTAGGCTAACCGGATCGGCCTTCTTCGGGCCTTGGTCCGTTACCAGCTTCCCGACCGTTACCACCCCCGCCGCGCCGATGAGCACCATCAACAGCCCATCTAGGAACTCCTGCGGGGTCTTGGCACTCTTCGCGATGTATACCCCCTCGCGCGCAATGTGTCCAATGGTCCCCCGGAACACGTTGAACATATTCGTTAGCTTAAGCAGCTCATTCTTCCCCCCACTTTGGAACGATCCCATGTCCAACTCCAAACCCGAACCGTGGGACTTACCGATCACCTTATCCGCATACGCCACCGCATCCGCGTGGTCCATAGCAGGCAGAGCGCCTGAGTGGCCGCGCAAGTGCGCTTGGCCGCCCCGCGCATCCCAGTACACCCCAAACCACGTCGGCCGCGCGACCAAGGTGTGGTTAATCCAATTGAAGAAGTTCGCGCTAAGTTTGTTCACCAAATCCCCCGGAATACGGGCGAGGTCTAAGGCTTGGTCCACCGGACCGAGGTCCACACCCAACAACTTCTTGTGGTTGTTTATATCATCCAACGTGTCCCGTAGTTCGCGAGAAGTGGAGTTGTGTCGGGCCATCATGTACGGGCTGGACTCCTCCACAAACCGGCCCACTGAACCGGGATTGGCTAGCGTGGCCAGCAACGCCCGCGTGTAGGCCGCAATGGGCGCTCGCACTCCAGCGACGGCGGCCGTTTGCGCCACGGAGGTAAGGTGCTCAAGCCCGATGCTGAGCTTCAACCCGGTCATAACCGCATACGTCCGTAGGCGCAGTTCCCGCGCAATCATCTGGTGGACCGCAGGGAGCCTCGGGTCCGTTGAGCTGTACCCCACCTGTCTATGCAGCCAACTTTCCAACTCCCGCTGCGCGAACGGCCCATGCACGTCGTGGAGTAACTGCGCAATCTCGGGTTGCCGCAGGAACTTGTTCGCGTCCTGCACGAACTGAGTGTACGACAACCGCTTGGACACATTGGGCAAGTGTTGGTTGAGGGTGGCCTGCCAGTCTAAGCTCACCGGGTAGGCGGCCCACGTCCGGCGCTTGGTGTGCCCAGCGGGAGTGCTGGCCTCGCGCACGAAGTGATCAAAGAGCTCCTGCTCTGTGATCTTCGGCGGCCCGGTTAGGCGTGAGGCCCGCGCGTCATCGCGCTTAAGGGGGAAGTAGTGGCCATCCACCGCGGTACCGTCCGGCAGAGTGTAGCCGTCCGTCTCGGCCTTCTCAGGCACAACTCCATAAAGCGCCCGCTCGCCCTCGGCAATCTTGGGCCATGCGCTCTCCAAGCTCCGCGCAATGGACTGCACAAAGCCCCAATCCTCGGGCGTCATGTTGTCCCCTAGAACCCTAGTCCAATCGTCCCGGTTCCAACCGTTCCCACCTTCCTCCAAGTGCCACCGACCGTGTTCACTCCCCGCATTCAGCGCGATGCCGATAAGGTCCTGGTGGACCAGCGCCATCTCATTGCGCGGGCTGGCGGGGTCCATGAGCCCGTGACCCGTCGGAATGCGCTTGCCCCAGCGGTCCCAATCGGCCCGCTTAAGCGCCTGAACGGCCTGTCCCACCGCCTCAATCTCAGGCCTAAGCACAGTATTATCCGCACCGGCCGCCTCACGGCTTCCGCGCATGAGAAGTCGGTTCCACACTCCATTAGGATTATGGTCGTCCAGAATGTCGAACATCACCTCAGGCGAGTTCATCATGCCGCTCAAGCTGGCCACCGACATTTCATTCCGCGCGGGTTGGATGGCCTTGGTGTTCACCGGCCTACGCGGCACCTTCGCCGCGCCCTGGACCGCCTCAAACACCAGATTGTTCAATTCCTCCTTCTTACCTTGGACCGTGGCCGTCTGGACCTCGCGCCCAAGGTGGGCCAGGTTCTCCACCCGGTTAGCCAAGTCGGTGAACTGCTCAACCGACAGGTCCTTCGGGTCGCCCAACTGTACCGGCTCGAACGGCAACACCTGCTCACCGGCCGCCCGCGCTTGTTCCGCCCATTGGTTGTAGTTGTACTGAAGTTGCGTGAGTGGCACATCGTAGCCATGTTCACGCAGCACGGAGTGGATTAGGTTAAGGTAGGTCTGGTCCATGGACTTCATGGTCTCAGCGCCCGCAAAGCGCTTGAAGTCCTTCAGCGTGCGGTTGTAGGTCTTCTGGAAGTCGAAGGCCTGCCGTAGCATCAGGCGGCGGACGTATTGGTTTTGCTTGTACTTGAACGCGAGCGGCCAATTACCCTTCTGCGCGGCGGCGAAGGCTTTGCGCCCATTACGGCCCACGTCATCTTCCAGCTTCTTAAACCCCACGGCCTTCTTGGCCGGAAGGCGCTGAAAGAGTTCATTAGCCGCCGCCTTCACCTTGGCCTTGTCGAACGGCAACTTCGCCTTCCCCGCGTAGGTGCGAAGTTCATCACTCAGCAACCGCTCAATCGCCTCCTGCGGCACCATCTCATGCGCGGCCTCGGCCAAACTCTCGGGTGTAAGGTCGAATCCAAGCTCACTGGCCGCTGCGTCCCGTCCGGCGTTGGTGGACTGGAGTTTGATGTAGCCATTCAGGTTATTCGCGCCACTGGCCTGGATGGCCGAATGAAGGTCCGCAAGGTCGCTGACCAACTTCGCCCCGCTGTCGTAGCCGAGTGCATCAGCCGCGAGGTCGGGGTGGTTGCCGTTGGCTTTCATGACGCTGGAGGGCAATCGGCTCGCGGGCTCCGGGAAGAAGTTCGCGGTCAGGTCCTTGTCCAGCTTATAGCCCTTGGAGGACAGTTGGCGGTAGGCCCGAACCACGGGCAGTTGCTCAATCTCCCCCGCGATCCTCTCAGCGTGTCCCTTTGCCGCCTCCACGAAGTCCGGCTTCCGCTCCCTCTTCACTTGGTCATACGCGCGTTGGAGTGCGCGCTCATGAGCCGTCTCGACCGCCTCCTGCACCGCGTTGGACAACCGGGTTAGCTGAGGCTCAGTGAGGTCGAGCGCCTTCGCTTCGCTGAACAGCGGGGCAAGGTACTGCTGGGCGAAGACCTGCTGAACCGCCTGAGTGTTCGCGGCCGCAATAGTCTTCGCGCGTTGGACTTCCTCAGGCTTGAGCCCAGTGGTGTCCAGTTCGGCCGAAGTGGTCGGGGGAGTGGAAGGCTCAATCCCCTCCTTCGCCTGTTCCGCGCTAATCCCCCCCTCCCGGAACACACTCGCCGCGTTCAACTCCTCCGCGAACGGCTGGCCACTCGTAGCCGCGAGGTACTTGGCCAGTGGAACCTCAAACAGACCCCCGCTCTGCGCGGCCTCCGCGATTTCCTGCGCGTGGTCGGGGAAGGGCTCGTGGCCTTGTTGGGCCAGCTCCACCAACTTGTCCGGGTCCACGGCCACCATGCGGCCGGGCAGGGAGTAGTTGAGGAAGTCCTCCATAGTTGTGGGACTGGACGTGGTAACAGCCGCTTGCGCAATTTCGTGCTGGATGTCCGCGATAGACCCCGCGTCCATCTCCGCGAACTGTGCCCGTACAGCGTCCACACCAGGGTGAACCCCAACCGGAGGTACGCCATCCGTCGCTGGAGTGGAGCGGCCAACCTCCTTCACGTAAACCTGCCCCGGCTTAGCGCCGGTATCTAGGTCAAAGATTTGGTCCGTTCCAGTCGCGTAGCCGTGCTTTTGGTACCAAATCCCCGCTTCCTTGGGGGAGTTAAATGAGATGGGGGCACCATTCACGTCCGCAATGAACCCTTCGGGCGTGGTGTGCCACGTTCCGTCAGTGTTCTGGTGTGGAGGTGAACCGGGAGGTGCGGCTTCGGGTTTGGAAGCTGCGCCTTCGCCCCCCGCTGCCTTGAACTCTGACCGCGCGACTACACCCACGTCGCCACCGAGCCCACTCAGCGCGAGGCCCACGTCCCCTCGCGCTAGGTTAAAGCGCTGTTCATTGGTTTGCGCAACCTGTGGCGCTTTGAGGAAGCCGGTCTTATACATCGGCAGCGGAATGCTGGCGTAGACTCGCGCAAGGGGATCGACCACGGGCGCAAACACACTCCCCGCGACCCCAGCCGCATCCTTTAGCATACTACCCAGCGGACCGAGGTCCTTGAACCCGCCAATAGTCGGCGTGCTTGCGGCCTTGTAATACCGCTCCGCATCCACTTGGAGTTGCTTCCACGCGGGGCCGAATGCGTGTGCAAAGTCGTCGGTGGACCACCCAAGGTTCTGCCAGTTCTGCGTGAGTTGGCTAACCTTGTCCAACGCGGGAAGATCATCCTGAGCCGCAGCAACGTGGGCCGGATCAGCCTGCGAAGCCCAAGCGGCCACGGCAGGGTTCTGGAGGGCTTGGGCCTGTTGGGCCTGCCTGAACTGGGCCTGAGTGTCCGCAGGGTTGTACATGCCCGTCGCGGCCGGAACACCCACCTTCGGTTGGGCGGCAAGAGCCTGCGCCGCAGCAGCGGGCGCAACCCCACTCACCCCCGCCAACCCATACTTCGCCTGCTTCTCCGCGTTCACCCGCGCGAAGGGGTCGTTGTCATTCACCACAGTCGGAGCCGTTTGCGGAGTGCTAACCCTCTCCGCGTTCACTTGGTCAAACGGATCAGTGGCCATTGGTCGGAGCCCTCACACCAAGGTGGTACAAACGGGAGATGTCTTGCTCATTGAGCGCCACACCGGGGTAGCGGCGCGCCTGTTCACTCAAAATGAACTGCCGATCCGCGTCGGGGACTTCGGCATACTCCGGGCCGGGCGTAGAAGTAAACAAGCCGAAGAACGACTTCTTAGGCGCGGCCGCAAAGTTGGTGAACACCTTCTGCGCCATGGCGTTGATGTCCTTCGCCGATGGCTTCTTATTCGCGTTCGCTGGATTGGCCGCCCAACTTTCCAACTCACCCTGCACCGCCCCGGCCACTTTCAGGTACTCCGGGTCGGTGGGAGTGATGTCCGCCTGTTTAAGTGTGCTGACAAACTGCGGCGACTTCATGATGGTTTGGATGGTGGACTCCTCGTTCGCGGTCTTTACCTTCTCCCCGCGCAATCGGGCCTGCTCATTGAGCGCCCAGATTTGGTCACTCCGCGTCAGGTCCCACTTGGACTTATCGGTGAAGTCCTGGGCCAGGAAGCTGGATTGTTGATCAGGCAACGCGGCCATGGCACGAACCTGCCCGTGCGCATCCAACCGCGCGCTGGTCACTTGGTTGGCGTTGGAGTATAGGTTCGCATCCAGCGACTTCTGCTGAGTAGGCGTAAGCCGCGCGTAGGCTTCGGCCATGCCGGGGACCTTGAACAGATCGTCCTTCGAGTCCAACGGCTCACCGTTCGCACCACCCTTCTCAATGGTGGCCAGGATACTGGCCTGGTCGGCCGTGTTCTGCTGTGCGTAGGCGAGCTTGTATTTGTCGTAGTTGGCCACGGTCTTCTGAACCACGGACTGCTCAACCTCATCAGGGTCCAAGCCGTACTTGGCCGCGAAGGCTTGGGCCTGAGTGCGGGCGTTGTCCAGCAAGGCCGGAAGTTGGGCCTCGATCCGGTTAACCGGACTTCCGCCACTGCGCCCAGTCTCCAGCGGGATTTGCGCCTGCACGATGCGGTGGAGAAGCGCGGGGTCCTTCATGTTGAGTGGTGCGTTGGGGTCAATTCCGAGGGACTTGCCGAGCGCAGCGGCATAGGCTTGGGGGTTGTTATCCCCGTCTCCGGCCGGAGCCCAGCGGTTAGCGATGCCCTGTAGGGTATTGATCCCGTGCTGCGAGCCGTAGGCTTGGAGGTTCTGGACCGCAGCCTCCACTCCAGCCTGCGGGGTGGCGAACGTGGCAAACCGTCCGCTCACTCCCGTCTGCCCCGGCCATTGATGGCCGTTGGGGAGGGGCTGGAGGTTAGTGGGGTTGTTGGTCGGACCGCCCACAGGCACTCCGTTCACCGTCGGGTGCGCGGCCAGAACCGCATCCATCCCCGCGTTGGCGATGTGCGCCGCGCCTTGGGCGGTTAGTGGCGCGCGAAGCACCTTGTCCAGGTAGTCTGAGTCCGTGGGCGTGAGGAACCCATGATCCTCATACACCTTCTTCAAATCCGCCGCTTGGATGGGATTGGAGTTCGACAATCCACTAATGGCCTGCCGCGCCCCCGCGCTCACCGCCGTAGCCGTCTCCCACACCGCGAGGTTGTCGGGCGTACCGTTCAACACCGCCTTCGCATGAACTGCTTGGGCGATGGATTGATAATCCTGCGCCAGCGCTTGGAGGTCAGTTGGATGACTGGCCATCAACTGCTGGTTCATCTTAATGGTACCATCGGCGGAGTCCAGGTTGTACTTATGTGTGGCGCTAACCGCAAACTGGCTGGCCGAAGAGGTCGCGTAGGATTGAATGCGCCGGCTCTCCTGGTCGTACATCGACGCGGCAAGGGGGCTCATACTACCATGAAGCTCAGCCCGTTTCGTGTTTAGGTCATCCAACAGTGCCGGGAGGTTTTGCTGGGCCAACAGGCCGGGGTTCTGCTCCTTAAACTGCGCAACCTTCTGGTCCGCGTAGTCGGTGTAGGCTTGAGTACCTTGGTCGGCGGTGGACTTGTTGACCAACGTCTGAACGGTGTTGGCGTATTCGGCGAGGTTGGCGCTAACCTTCCCCTGCGCCTCGCTCAGGTCATTCGCCACCTGCGCACCCACGTTCGCGCCGAACGCTTGGGCCGGAGCGTCGAGTTGCTGAGTGGGCGTGGGTTGGGCCGAGGGCGCGACATTCGGCAACGGGACGTTTGGAACCTGGGCCATGTTAGTACACCAAGTCCTTGTCGCTGTAGTCGCCAGAGCCGGACGCGCCGCCCAAGCTCGGGGCCTTGATCGCCCCACTTTGCAGGTACTGTGCGTACTTGTTGGACAGACTGCTCGCACCCGACAGGATGCTGGACCCGGCCTTGCCGAGGCCCTGAATGAGCGCGCCCGTTCCGGCCCTTCGGTCCAACTGGGCCTGCGCATCGTAGTTGGCCGCCTGAGCCGCTTGACCAAACGCTGCACGGGCCGCGTTGTAGTGGATCATCGCCGCGTCAATCGCGCCCACGTTGGCAGTGGATTGGCGCACTTCGGGCGCGGAGCCGATGCGCACATCAACCCCATTCGCCGCCTGAGCCGCCTTTTGCTCGCCCATCAGCACCCCAGTCCGCAGCTTGGACATGGACTCCTGCGTCTGACCCGCCGCGAGAGTGGCTTGCTCATTCGCGCGCTCAATCTTCGCGTTGTTGGCCGCGACCTGTCCACGGTAGTTGAACTGCTCAAGCTGGCCAATCCCGCCAAGCACGTCGCTAACCGCGCCCGTGCCGACGGACAGCGCGCCCTGCCCCAGCGAGCCCTGCGCCGCAGTCGCCGCGTCGGTAAATCCAAACCCTTGTGCTAGCTGACCCATCAGGCCGCGCCCCCTCGTGTTATGTGCATTTCCATCAGCCGCCCGATCTTGTGACCGCGCTCGAAGCCCAGCCACTCCAGCCACCGCACGGCGCGCTTGTAGTCGCTATCCACAATGCAGCTCAAGTGGTAGTGGTCGGTTAACAAGCTCTCCACCAGCATCAGGCTCTCCCGCGCCGCAAAGCCGGGGTGGCGATCCATCGCGGGCGTGGACAGACACCACACACTGGCCCGGCCACCCACAATGCAGTCCTCGCGCAACCCCCAGTAGGCCAACACTTCGCCCTCGTACACCACCCTGTAGGCTTCGTCGGACCGCCGCACTGAGTCCATCACCGCCTCGGCCGGGCTCATGCCCCCGAGCGCACATTCTTCCTCATCCTCCCAGCGGAGGCGGATGTCACTTTCCTGTATCACCGACCACCACCTCGGGAATGACCCCCAGAATTGTTACGGGGAGCGGGAGGTCTTGTTGGTAGCAAACTTGGCCCGGCTTGTCCCACGCGGCGTTTATGATGGTGCGGGCGTCGCCGGAGAAGAGGGAGGGTGGGGTAGTGGGCGCGCAGTCTTTCATGGTCGCGACGCCTGCAAAGGTACGTCCCGCCTTTAGCCCACAGGACAGGTTCAACCGCGCCGTAGTGACCGCGATCTGCTTGCGCTTGCCTTGGATGGTGGGTGTGCCCACGTCCAACTCTAGGGTTTGGAGTTGGCTCTGGTACAACAGCCCCACGATGATGTTGGTCGCGGCGGTGGAGAGGGTAATGGAGCCATCGGTTACGGTGAGCGGCCCGACCGTCACTCCGTCTGCGAGTGCGTAGACGATCTTGCCCTCCAGGTGGTCAAGGCCGCTCACGTCGGTGATGGGGGTGGTCAGAGTCCAATCCCCCGGCGCAACCGGGAACGTGAGCCCGCTGGGGTCATCCGGCACACTGATGGCCAGGGGCGAGGTGACTGTGCCGGTCAACTCCCACGTGGATGGGCTGGCCGTGATGGTGATTTTGCCGCACCCGATCTGTAGCACGTCGCCGTTCATGCCGGAAGAGGAACTAAAGGTTAAGCGCATAAAGGGCGGGGAGATCGGGCCGCCAGTGGTGTTGGGCTGGCCAACCCCGTTGTAGGCCGCGCGGTAGGTGAACGCGGAGTCCAGGTAGAACATCGCGTTGGCGCTGATGTCGGACACCGGCGGGAACTGTTGAGTGACGCCCGAGAACCAGAAGGCGTTGGTGGTGGGGTCGTAAATGCCCGGATCGGGGTAAAGCATCCCAATCCCGCTGGAGAAGTTGGGGTCCTCTGTCGGCACCGTGCCCAGCAGCATGGAGTTGTACACTACATTCTGCTGGCTAATGGCGCTGCGGTAGGCGGAGTAGTTGGTCCCCCACTCACCATCAGTTAGCACACCGGGAGGACTCACCACGGCCGGGGCCGAACCGTACACGAACTGGTACTCCACCAGCACATCCATCAGGCCATTGGAGGTGTCGATCGCGCTGCCGCTGATCGGGTAGCATTGGAACACGAACCACCGCTTGGTGTAGTCCACGCCCGAATACACATGGTCGGACTGTTCGAGGTAGTTGTTGGTCTCGCGGAAATCGACCACGGCATAGCCGGTGACCGGGATCGAGCCGACCGAGGCCCACGTCGAGTCCATGTAACCGGTGACGAACCCGGCGTGATAGTCGTAGGTCGGGGTGATCCCGAAGCTCACATAGACACAGCCGAACTGGGTCGTGGTCCAATCGGAAGGGTCGTCCGCCTCCTTCGGCATCTTGGCTAGGAAGGCGGCTTGGTTGGTGGCCGGTAGGCGTACTATGGTCATCAGCAGTGATGCGGAGAAGTCTGAGCCGAACAGCGCGTAGTTGGCCGCATCTGCGTTGATGCTGCCCGTGTCCCACAAGCTAGGCGTCAAGTCCGTCATAGTCCCTGGCGCGTTGGAGCCATAGGCGGTCAGGCTGGGTGGCGTGAACTTGGTCAGCCGCCAATAGAAGCTGCGGGTGAATTGCTTGCCCAGCGAGAACACATACGCATTGCCGTCCGTGTCGAAGGTAAGCCTCGCTCCCTGATCAACCGAGAACGGAGTGCCCGGCGTGCTGTCCCACACGACGTAGGTCAGTTTGGAAGCGGCGGAAGTCTCGTCGGTTTGGATGGCTGCCGGGATGAGAACAAGGTCGATGGAGCGCAGGATGCCCCCTGTCGCCGGTTTGGTCAGGCAGTAGCACCACGTCGCGTCGATGCCCATGGGAACGGGCTCGGGATTGGAGAACGGGTTGGTGCTGGTGGCCATCTTCGCAGGGGCCAAAGTTTGGGCGAAGTTGTCGGCCGCGCGGAACTGGAATACGTCGCACGAGATTGTGCCCACCCAGAAGTCGCCGTTACGGGGGTTGACGAGGTTGGGGCCGTTAGGACCACCAAAGACTTTCGCTTCGTAGTCGCTTCCGATCCAGCGGTACGTGCCGTCGGATGGGGTTTGGAAGGACGAGGCCCCGATGGTCGCGCCGGTGCCGTCCCCGGTCACGGTGAAGGTGGGCGTGCCAGTGTAGCCGGTTCCCCAGTCGGTTATGGCGACGTTGACCAGATAGCCGCCCCCCGCCGCATCGAGGATGGGCACAGCGACCATCCCGGTCCCGCCACCACCGGACACGGTAATCGCGGCGTGGGTGTAGCCCAAGCCCACGCCGGTCAGGTTGATGTAGGTGCAGCCCACGTTGGCCGGGACGGTCTTGGTCGCATCGTAGGTCGGGTAGAACGTCACCGTTCCAGTATCGAGGTTCTTGGTACAGACCTGGGGCGAGAACACCTGCTCGGTGGTGAGGTTCGCGGTTCCCGATGGGGCGATGATGTAGGTGGCCCCGTTATAAAGGGTGTGGCCGGTGTTGTTGGTGTAGATGGGATCGCTGCCGGACATGGTGATGTCGGCTGAGGTGAAGCCCAAATACATCAAGTTGCGGTTGGCGAAGTCGAAGCTGGTCCCTAGGTTGGACTGGTCCAAGGCGTAGAGCGGCCCCTGGGTGTTAGCAAACAGCACCGCAGCCGACGCGGAGTCGTAGTTCTCCTTCGCCTCCATGATGTAGGTGGTCGCGCCGGTGGAGAACGGGCCAGGGCCTTCGGGCTGCCCCGTGCAGGGGTCGTAGGCGAAGATGTTCACCGTACCGGTTGAGCCGGAGAGGTAGATGGTGGAGTCCACTGTACCGCGCGGGTACTCCAGGGCGCAGTCGAGGAACCACGCCTCCAACAAGCAGTCGAACAACCGCGGGTCCATGCGCTCAACGTAGTTCACCCAGCACACACCGCCGATGGGGTTCATCACATGCCGCTTCACCAGCACGTACACCGCGTTGGTCTCGCCCTCGGGGATGCTGGCCACGGATAGGAACGCGCCTTGGGTGTCGTAGTGACTCCAGGCGAACATCTCCTGCTCGGGCACGTAAGTGAAGGCCAGCATGTCGCCGTCGTTCCGCACGGTGAGCACCTGACGGTAGGGCTGTTCGGCGTAGGTCCAATCGACCGGCAGGAAGTTCTCGAAGAGGTGGCTGGCCAGCACCGAGCGGTCGGTGCCAAGGTAGGACTGAGTGTAGAAGTTGAACGCTAGGTCACGGACCACGAACCCCCGATTCTGGCAGTAGAGGATGTCTTGGTTGATGACCAGCGGAGGGAGGTCGTTGCACCCGCTGGAGGGTTGGCGCAGCGCGACGATGTTGGTGGGGGTTATGGCGGCTTGCGCCCCTCCACCGCTCACCAAGAAGCCGCCTCCGGTGGTTAGGACAACCAACCCCGTAGGCATGGACGTGAAGGACTTGATCGCGTTCACCTGCACCGCTGCGATGGAGGCGCTAACCGCGTCGGAGTCCAACAGCACGGTGTTCGTGTCGAAATTGTTGTAGAAGCCGGTCTGGGAACCGAAGAACGCCTCGGGGAAGTTGTTCGTGCCTCCGTAGAACCGGCGCTGTTGATGGTAGCCCACTGCGGCCGGATAGGTGCCGGTGTCCGGGCCGAGGGTGCAGACGTACGTTGCGGTGTTCGCGCCATCGTCGGAGAAGGTGGGCGTAGAGGTGAAGCCCACTCCGGGATTGACCAACCACACGGAGGCGATGGTGCCGGTGTTGGGGTCGATGAGGCCGTAGGCGACGAAGCCCGTGCCGCCGCCCCCGGTTGCGGTGATAGTGACCAGCCAATCCAACGTGGCATAGCCGCTTCCGCCGCTGCTGACGTTGAAGGTAGCAATCTGGCCAGGGCTCACGGGGTCTTGAAAGGTAGGCGGGGATTGGCTGTAGTCGGGCGCAATGTTCACGTCAATGAAGGAGGTACCGTTAGCTGTGCCGATGAAGCCGTAGGTGATGGAGGGCGGAGTGGCCTTACCGGTTCCGGCCGTGATGGCGGCCCACGGACCCGCTTTGTACACGCGGTAGCTAACCGCCCCGGCCACCGTGGCCCATTTCACCGTGTTAAAGGTGTCGGTGTTCTGGTTGAGGATAGAGGTGGCGATGAAGGCAGGGAAGGGCACCGTGCCCTCTTCGCCCTTGTCGTTCACCCCCGTAACCACATAGCTGTAGGCCGAGTGGTCGTTGGGGTTATTGACGGTGGACACGGTGATGGGCGAGGACCCGGCCAGGGAGGGGCCGAAGGTCACGGTGGTGAGGGTGAATGTGGTCGAACCTGTGCGGGTCAGGTCGTAGGGCGGGTAGGAGGGGTGGACCAGGGTGAGGGTGTTGGCGTCCTGGGCGTACTTGAGCAGAGGCAGGTCGGCCACAGCGTAGGGGCTGGCGAGGGTGTAGACCCGTTGCGCCGTACCGCCCGAGGTGTAGGCGGTGAAGGCGGTGGAGTTGATCGCGTTGCCGTTTAGGTCTTGGAGGGAGAAGTGGTCGGTGTCCACCACCACAACCAGGAAGTTCTTGCCGTTCAGTTCAGTCATCCCTCCGACGGACTCGATGACCACTTCGTCCCCATTGGAGTAGCCGTGCGCCACGTCGTGGACCACAGCGGGGTTGGCTTGGGTGACTCCGGTGATGGTCGTGGCGGCCTCAAGCAGGTAGGCTTGGTTGGCGATGAAGCGGATGTACTCGTTGCCGAACTCCAAGATGTAGGCTTGGTCGGTGGAGTAGATGAACGGGATGAGGCGCGGCGTGCCGGTGGCGTTGGACTTCGCGCGGCCGATGAATTTGGTGCCCGCACGGTTGGAGGCTCCACCTCGGTAGTCTACGAACATGTTGCGCAGCAGGGCCGCACCACTGCCGTACTTCTCCAGGTCCACGCGCGCGTAGAGCTTGGGGCTCAGTTCGCCTGCACTAAAGCTGGTTTGGATAACGCGCTCAGCCACCTACGACCCCCAGTTCATGTTGTCGTAACCACCCCAGCACTGACCCCACGCCGAACCGTTAATGCCCGTGAAGCCGTAGCCGAACGGTGAGCCGATCCCGCGCCCCTCCATCCAATCCACGCGCACATCGCCGGAGGGGATGGCCTCGTTGCCATCCGCCGCGCGAGCTTGGTCAATGGCGTCCTGCGCCGCTTTGGCGAAACTGTCTCGCATCCCCACATTGCCACTCAGCGGGATACACAGCTTGAACGCCAGCGCACTCGCCAGCGCCCCGATAAACAACTCGTCAAACAGCGCCACATCGGTCACATCCTGGGTGTAAACCCCAATCGCGCCGTTGTTGGGGGACACGTTCACCCACCCCACGTTGGTTAGGATGACCTTGGTTTGGACCGTGGAAATGACTTGGTTAGCCACAATGAAGCGGTTGGAGCGGGAGGGTGTGTACCAAGCGCTGGGGCTCACCAGCAGGTCGGGCGGCGGGGCTCCGTTAGTGGTGATAGGAGTGGCTAGGATGTAGCGCAGCTTAAGGCAGTCGGAGGGGTAGGTGTAGGAGAACAAGTACGGGTACGGCGAAGTGTTGTCGGGGATGGCGTCGGCCACTTGAGCCAACGTGGCCTGAGTGCGCGCAAAGCCCCACTGCGCGGCCCGAAGAAGCCGCTTGCGCAGGGTGTCGTACCACAGGCCGCACTGGATGGCCTCATTGCTCCCATCAGTAAAGGACGAGATGGTGGACTGAGTGCCGATCTCACTCAGCGCCATATTACAGATGTCGTACTGTGTAGTCACCACTAACCCCCGCCGCCCATGGGATGATAAAGCTTCTGGCCGAGAGTGCGCTTGTCGCCTGCCTCCTTCATGCTGGACTTGCCGCCTCCGTGCGCGCCCATGAGGACCAACGCCAAGCGGGCCTGCTTGCCCAACAGGCCTGAGGCGTGGACGTTGGCCTCGGCGAATGCCTTGGTGCTCATTCCCGCCTTCTTGGCCTTCGCCGCGAACTGCCCGTGGGCGTTGGCCGTTGCCTTCTGCATCCAGTGTTTAGCCATCAATGTTGTCCCTGTTGATGTGATAGTGCGCCACAGTTCCGTTCTTCATAAGCACCTCGATCTGGCCCGAGAGGATGGTCTTGCTTTCCTCACACTCCCGGTGCATCTTGGACACGCGGTCAATCTCGCTCTCCAGCCGGGTGATGACTAACTCTGCTGCGCGCTCAACGGCGTTGATGAACTCCTGCCGCCCCTTGATCTTCCCCCGGTCATTGCCGCCGAGCCAAGATAGGATGCCCGTCATCGTTGCCGCTCCTAGGCTGAAAAGCCCTGTAGTTACAGAGGGTGAGAAGTCGAAGTTGTGGAACAAGTTTTAGCCCCCCTGCTGGTTTGCGTTGCTAGTCGAGAGTATGCTTGTACTTTTCGGCGAACTCGGCTGAACAGCGGTAGCCTTGGCCACGAATGGTGTCGATAGCCCCTCGGCCCAGGCTGCTACGCACTTTACTCACCACCACCGGTACAATGTCTCCCTTGCGTTGCCTAGCGTGGTCTAGGCACGGAAGGTTGTCCTCCAGGTAGGAGATCGAAAGCCCGCGAGGGTAAACGTCCAGAAGCATTTGCATCAGTGCGGTTTCCTGGTGGGAGAGGTACTTGGCCCACTTAGGCGGCCCGTTGATGGAGTGGATGTTGTGGTCGGCAAGTTGGCCCCGAAGGAGGGCGATGGTCTGGTAGGCGCGGTCAAGTTCGGCGCGGAGGCGCTTTTCAACGGTGCGGAGGGTTGGTTTAGGGTTGGAGAGCATGGCGCGCCCATGGGGTTAGACTATACCGATCTCGCCTTCCGCCTCGAACGTGAGGGCGGTCGCGGTGTCGGTGCCGCCCACAAGGAAGTCGGCCGGGTCGAGGCGCAGTTGGCCGTACCAATCCACATAGGACTGGGCCGCAATGGACACCCCACGGGTCAGGGAGCCTGCGGAGGCCGCACCGCCGAACACCACCTCGGTACCTGCGGTGTTCGCGCCGGTCGCGCCGAGCCACAACGCCACCTGCGCTGCCCCAGCGGTCTTGTTAGTCACGCGGATGTGGCGGATGACCACGTAGGTGTTGGAGTTCGTACCCGCGAGGCCCGTACCGCCGGTTAGTGTGGGAGGATTGAGGACGTTGGTGGTGGTGGTGGTGGTGAGGGCCACCGGCCCGAAGCGGATGATTTTGTTGGATGCCATTGAAGGGGTTCCTTAACCAAAGCCGTAGAGGCTGAAGGATGTTCCGGTGACGTAGTTGGAGGTCTCGGCAATGGTGATGCTGGTAATGGCCGCGGTACCACTCCATACCCCCGCAAATGTATTGGTGAACAACGAGGACAGCAACGCCGAAGTTACGCCCATGTACTGGCCCTGGTAGTTCTTTGCGAAGGTGGTGTTTGCGTAGTTAATGATGTCCAGAATAAATGTGCCGGGGTAGTTGGCTATGTCTCCGGCCGTAGGAAACACAGCGATAAAAGCCCCGGAGTCTGCGGTAGCTTGGAAACTTGACGGCGCGGCCACCCCGGTGAACTCCACCGTCTGTCTAGCGTAATGGGCGGCTCCGTCGGCGTTAAAGGTCATCAGCGGAAAGTCATTGCCTGTGCCAGCCCCAGAGCTTCGTCCCATTCCCACAAGGCGAAGATGTTTGTAGGTGCCGGGTATGGATGAGAAGGTTACTGTGTTTGTTCCGGTTGGGTTGATTACGGCTATCAGGGCCAAGCCGCTAGTACCCATCGGGCCAATCGGACCCGGGATGGGAAAGCCCATCTCGCCCTGTTCACCGTCCAGGCCGAACCCAATCGGCCCCTGTGGACCAACCGGCCCAACAGCCCCCGGACTACCAGCCGGACCGGGAGCACCGGGGATGGATGCGCCGTCTTGGCCGTCCTCACCATCCACTCCAAAGCCCGGAGGACCCGCGGGTCCGGTTGCACCAGCGGCTCCAGTCGCACCAGCAGGGCCGGGCGGCCCCGGCGGACCGGGAGCACCATCCTCGCCATCCCCACTCCCGCCCACCGCAAACGCCACTCCCGCACTCGGGCCGGGCGCAGGGGGCGTTGGACCGACCGGGGTTTGGGAGGTGTCGCCCAGCGCGTACGGACCAGCAGTGGGCGCTTCTTCACCCTTACCGAGCGAGACGATCTGCCGTGCAGTGGAAGGGCGGCGGATGGTAGTCACTTCTTTCCCTCGCGCTTCAGCACGCCGTTGGCCTCGCGGACTGCTTGGCCCTCTGGAACGCCCTTACGGTAGAGGGAGTTGGCGATGTCGGCCCACTGACGGCGGCGCTTAGGGGTGTTAGCGCCCTTGTCGTGGCCGGTCGCGTCAGTGGGTTTCCAAGGCATTAGCGGTACACCAACGTGAGGTCGGCAGCCGTGCCGGTGGCGGTTACAACTGCCAGACCTTTAGAGAGGGCCACGTTGTAGGTGAGGCAGCCGTAGGTGACGGTGGTGTCGATCACCGCGATGGCAGTGTCGGAAGAGGTACCATCGTAGACGGTGGCCACATTAGAGCTTGCGCCCTTAGTGTTGATGCAGATGGCCACCAGAATGCGGGGCGCACCAGCAATAGTCGTGGTAGTGTTGGTGGAGATGTGGGCGTAGGTGTTGTAGGTGTACACCATTTGGCCGGGAACCTGAGCCCTAGCGGGAAGGGTGCAGGCGGCACACATCGCGAGGACAATCCCCGCTAGGGTCAGGCGTTTCATCAGCGCACCTTCGGCTTAGGAGCGGCGTGGGCGATCACCACGTCACCTACGTTGGCGGCAACCGGCAGAGGCTCGGAGAACGGGGCCGGAGGCGGCCGCATCTCACCCAGCTTGCGCTGAAGGTGCTTACCGGCCAAGGTGTTTTCCACCCCCACGACCATCTTCGGCGGACCTGAGATGATGGTCATGGAGGCGGGTTCTTCGGCCGGGGTGGCAGACGGGAGAGCGAAGCGGAACTTCTCCCTCGGCCGATGCATCCGTTGAGTGCCGTCCGCGTTCTTCATGAGCTTGCCGTTCTCATCCCGCTCGGGCAGTTCCTCACTCAGCCACGCCTCGAACTTCTCGCGGGCTTCGTCGTTGAGGGGAATGAGGTGGGGGCCAGGCGGCCCCTCTGTCTCAATGATACTGCCTGGATGCAGGAGGGTCGGCTCAATGAAGCACCGATCCCTCACTTGGTATTGGGGAGTGGCCATGGTTAAATTTCTCCAGCGGCAACGGCAACGGTGTAGTTGTTCGGGTAGGTGAAGTAGGCTTGGCGGTCGGGGCGGGGGTTGATGTAGGAGAACACCTTACCGGCGGAGAAGACGCCCGTGCCCACGGTGTAGTTCAGGCGGATGTAGCGGCCGGGGGTGTTAAGGATGCCGGCCGTGGCGTTCAGGACTTGGTTCACCGGGAGCGCGAAGCGGAAGATGGGAGCGCCGATGATGAGTTGGGCGGCCGGGATGACCGCGCTGTAGAGGGTGGCGAGGTAGGAGCCCCCGGCCGTGGCGCACACCTCGAAGTCAATCTGAAGGGTGGCCGAGTTGGTGGTGGTGAAGGCCTCGGTCACATCGACGTGAATGCCGATGGGTTCGTCCGCGCCAAGGTCTCGACCGGTCAGGAGGTCGAGGACGTTGGTGGACACGCGGGTGGAAGTGATGGCCACACCGGCAGGCACACCCGCACCGGAGATAGTGCCGTCGAAGATTTGGGTAGCGTCCAACATGGGACTAAGTTCCTTTCAGGGTTGGGTTTGAGCAAACGCAGCGGGAAATTGAGCCGACAAATCAGGAGGCTCAGGATACCCAGCTCGTTTGTAGTTAATGCGGTTTTCAGAGCGAGTCACATCGCGCAAATTACACCAACGGTCGTCACTCCGATCACGATTGATGTGGTCTACGCAAAACGTTGGCCATTCTCCGGTCATCCACAAAAAGGCGAGGCGGCTGGTCTTGTACTTCCGACGGTTAATCTCAACATACAAATAACCTTCGGCATTACGCGAACCTGCCCTCTTACCTGCCACTCTCGGTCCCCTTTTCACAGGAAGATCGTCGCGCCAAGTAAAAACACCCGTGTCCGGATCATAGTTCAAGAGGTTCTGTAACTGCTCTTGGAACATTAAACGACCCTCGTCTCGGCATTGGTCAGGGCGTCAACCACGCGGAGCGGCACTCCACGGTAGGTCAGCACCACGTGGCCATCCCACTCGTCCATCTTCAGCAGCAGGTTGGTCTTGTTCTGGGCCTGGAGGTCCAGGGCAAGGTAGAGGGTACGGTTGAGGTACACGGCCGAGCGGCCCATGGTCACCTTGTCCGGGGCGTCGCTGGTTTGCACCGGGGCGACACCGGCGGGCATAACCGGCGGCTTGTAGACCATGGCGGCCAGGATTTCGATGAGGCTGGCAGCCGAGCCGCCGCCGAACAGGGTCACGTCGATATTGCCGCGCGAACGCCGAAGCGCCAGTCATGGATGCAGATGCCGATGTTCCACTGGAGCCAAGTCCGCCAAGCGAGGAACTCGTTGGAGTTGGAGTCAGTGATCGGCAGCTTACCCATGTCCACATGCTGCATCCCGGCGGGAATACCCTTGGGGAAGATCGCGTGGAGGTGCTTCGGCCCCCAAGTTGCCAAGAACATGGAAGCGTTGGTGGATTGCGTCCCACCGCAGTCGATCACGTTGTTGGCGATTTGGGAGGTGGTGGTGGAGACGGTGTTGTAGATGTTGAAGAAGCCGGTGAACTCCAGCGGGTTCGTGGCGCGGTTGGCGTAGAAGACGTCGCTGGACACCGTCTGCGACATGCCTTCCATGTGGAGGGCGTCCTCGGTGGCGCGCAGTTCAGCGAGATTGCCGTTCAGGCGGGCCAGGGAGTCGTCGATCACGGACCAATCGGAGTACTCAGCGCAGGTTTGCAGTTGCTTGGCGACCGCGGCCATGGTGCGCTGGACACCTTGGTTGTAGGCGCGGCGGCTGGGGGTCGGCAGTTCGACCACCTGCGTGAACTCGTAGGAGTTGCCGGATTGGCACTCCACGGCCAGCATGTCTTCGAGAATGCCGTTGTTCTGAGAGAGCAGGTCCACAAGGTCGGCGATCTTGCCGGTGGAGTCCATGCGCATGGCCCAT